GCAGACGATATCATTGCGATATATAAAACCCTGCGTGCAGCGTATCCGCAGTACCGCGGTCTTATTTATGCGGTCATTGATGATACCGGCGTTGGTGGAGGCGTGACCGACATACTCAACCGAGAAAAGATTCGGCAGAAGCTAACCAGGCTGATGGTCGTGCCGGTAAACTTCTCCAGCGCTGTGCCAGACAAGGAAGCCGCCGGGCGCTATGCAGATATCGCAACGTGGATGTGGGCGGTCCTACGGGATATGGCCACGGCGGGCACCCTGCACATCCCAAACGATTCAACCCTGATAGGGCAGCTTACCACCCGTAAATATATCTTTAGTGGTGCTCCTGCAAAGTTGAAACTTGAAAGCAAGGATGCCTTGAAGAAGCGTGGCCTGACCAGCCCTGACCGCGCTGATGCGGTAGCCCTTGCGCTATACGAGGGCGGCATCTTTGATGTACGCAGTCTGATATGATAGCCGGAAAGGAGAAAAAGGTGAAAAGAGTTATCCCCGGAAAAATCAAAACGCAGCTTCGCCTCGACGGCTATTACAACGTTCTGAATAAGTATGGTACCCAGCACGACAGCACCGAGTATTACCAGTGGGCAACCGGTGCAGCTGTGACGGATGCGGAATTGGCCGACCTTTATGCAGGAAACGGGCTATTCTCGACCATCATTGATGCCCCGGCAGACGATGCCACCAAGAACGGTATCGACCTTGGCATCAAGGATAAGGATTTGCAGAAGCGTCTTGACGACCATCTGCAGACCATCCATTACCAAAGCAAACTCGCGAAAGCGCTAAAATGGGCACGGCTGTTTGGCGGCTCTGCTGTTGTTATGCTGGTGGATGATGGTAGACTTCTTCAGGATCCTCTGAACTGGCGGGATGTTCATGGCGTGGAAGAACTGCTGGTTTACGGACGGAATGAGGTATTTCCGCTGTGGATCAACGGCTACGAAAACAATCCGGCAGATGAATATTATCGCAAGGGCGGAACTGGCATCCCGGAGTTTTATCAGATAAACAGCGTGTACGGCAGCTATGTAGTGCATTCCTCGCGATGCTTAGTGTTTCACAACGGAGAAATCCCCGAAGGCTCCACGATGTCAAATCTCTACCGCACATGGGGCATCCCGGAGTATATGCACATCCGCGAAGAACTTCGCAATGCCTGCATCGGTCCGGGCTACTCCATTCGCCTGCTGGAACGGCTGTCAATGGTGACATACAAAATGAAGAACCTCGCAAACGTCCTGTCTACGGTAGACGGTGACGATACGGTTCTTCAGCGTATGGAGATGCTTGACCTTGCCCGTAATCTGTTGAACATGGTCTTCATTGATGCAGATGGCGAGGATGTTGGCATTCAATCCCTGTCCGTGGCGGGAGTCAAGGACATTCTGGACAATGCCTGTGCTATGCTGTCCGCTGTGAGCCATATTCCGCAGACAAGGCTCTTTGGACGCTCCCCGGCTGGTGAAAATGCCACGGGTGAAGGGGATATGGAAAACTATAAGGAGGCCGTGTCCGGCATCCAGTCCGGTGACCTCCGGGACAACACCCGCACGCTGGTCGAACTGATTCTGCGCGGAATGGCGTGGAACGGTGAAATCAATGAGGTGCCAGAGTATACCATTACCTACAAGAGCGCTTGGAGCTTGTCTGACGATGAAAAGGCTACGCAGGATCAGGCGAATGCTGCAGCCCAACTTACCAGAGCACAGACGGCTTCCACATACGTTACTGCTGGCATCTTGGAAACCGACGAGGTTCGCCGGTCTCTGGCACAAGATGAACAGTTTGACCCTGAAAACATCATCACGGAAGTGGATGTCAATCAGGATTGGGGGATGGCTGCAGCTGGGAATCCTCAGAATAAGATTTTCACTACTGGAGATTTTGACCGGTATAAAAAGAACATCGTCACGGATGAAGGTGACTGCGGTTACGTTGCCGGCTTCGTTCTGAATGATGGAAAAATCCTCTGCGGCCAACGCTCCGATGGGCAAGGCTGGTGCGGCCCCGGCGGTCATATTGAACCCGGGGAAACGCCGAGTGTGGCATTCCGCCGGGAAGCAAAGGAAGAGTTCAATATTGACGTAGGGGACATTACCTATCTCGGTAACTGCAAGGGCAAGCCGGATGAGGTGCTTCCCGTTCAGATCTATCTCGTCAATGGCTTCGATGGCGTTCCTCGGTGCGACCAAAAGGAGATGTTCACGGCAACATGGATGCCCCCTGAACAGATTTTGAAACAGGACGTGCCCGGTGGGCTGGTGTTTGAACCGTTTCTCAGAAGCGTGAAAGAGTACCTTGACCAGCTGGGCATTACGTTGGATGATTTTGACGAGAGCAAGCACAACCGCGATGAAGATGGAAAGTTCTCCAATTCTGGCGGCTCTACATCATCAAAAGATGCATCGAGCAAGGAAAATTCATCAAAAGACTTGAATGATTCTCGAAGTCATGCTAAAATAAATTCTAACGCAGTTTCGGCAAAAGGCGCGAACACTTTCAAGGTGAAAGGATTCCCCAACAAGCAGAAGCTGAACAACCACTGGCAGAATGGCAGAACCCACGCCGCTGAGTACGCTCCCGATGGCATTACGACAAAGGAACAGTACGAAAAACGGGCGGTTCAACTTTTGGAAAGCTCGTGCGGAAACGGCATAAAAGGCTACAAGACAAAAGAGGGCCTTGTGTGCCGGTATGACACGAAGAAAAATGACTTTGCAAAAGGTTCCCCAGAGAAGGGTGTAAGGACGATGTTCAAGCCTGACGATGGGGAAGATTACTATAAACGTCAGCTTGAATTGGAAGGAATCGAAGATGACTGAGAAAATCATCTGCCCGGTATGTGGGCAGCATAGCTTTGATGAAGACAACGATTTTGAGGAATGCCCTGTGTGCGGCTGGGTGAACGATGGCGTACAGAGAGCGGATCCTGATTATCGCGGCGGTTATAACCGCATCAGCTTGAACGAAGCTAAAAAGAAGTTTGCCGAAGGCAAAAAGGTGTTTGACTAAAATATTGGCATTGAGAGCCTTTGCAGGTGACGTGAAAGCGTCCCTCGCAAAGGCTCTTTTTGTTTGCAGTCATAGCTCAGTTGGTAGAGCGCCTGCCCTCCAAGCAGGATGCCGCGGGTTCAAGCCCCGTTGACTGCTCCATATCGAGGGTTGGCCAAGTTGGATAAGGCATGGGCCTTTGACTCCCAGACCGCCGGTTCGAGCCCGGTACCCTCGACTTTTATGCTGGTGTAGCTCAATAGGATAGAGCAGGCGACTTGTAAACGTCAGGCTGTGGATTCAATCCCCACCCCCAGCACCACCCGCCGTACACCGTAATCGGCACCTCGATGGCATGAGGGGGCACTGACCCTGCTCCCAACAGACCGCTGCGAAGCGTTCTGGCCTGCTCCATGACAGAGCCAGCGCGGAGCCATAAACCGCGTTCCTTCCGCTTCGCGCTTGGACGGATGCGCGCTGTAAGCAAAAGGTCAAAATTCAAGTGCTGCATGCCATAAGAACAAAGACCCTGCATCAAGGTGGAGATGCAGGGTCTTTTTGATGCCTGCAAAGGGAAGATGGTTCCCAGAAAGATAAAGAGGTTGATATGCCTGTGAAGAATAATGGGCCTGGCATGACCGGGCACTCTTCAATGACGAAAAAATCAAAGATCGAGCCGGAGTATCCGCAGTGGGCAGAAAGCAAGATGCGCGCAATTGAAAATCGGCGGTTGAAAGAACTGCAGAAGGTTGTGCGAGAATCTATGCCTGAAATCCTTGCTATCGTTGCGGAAGAACAAAAAACCGGCTCCGACAGCATCAGACATGATGGATACAGCGACATGGTTCGCCGCATCCAGAACAGGTTCCGCATTATGCGTGACCGGCTCAGTCGGCGGCTGAAAACCGATCCGTTGGAACGGGATGTTCGCCGGTGCGCTGACTACACCGACCGGCGGCAACTTAAAGAATGGCAGCGCAGCGTGCGCGCCACTCTGGGAGTGGATATCCATGATGATTTCTTTCTCGGCGAAAGATACGACCTGATGCTTAAAAGATGGGTTGAGCAAAATGTCAGCTTCATTACCAGCATTGAAAGCGACTGCTTCGATGATATGGAGAACGTCATTATTGAGGGTTTTGCAAAAGGCCGCACCCCGGCGGCGATTTCCAATGAAATTCAACGCCGGTTTGATGTGACCAAGTCAAAAGCGAATCTTCTTGCGCGTGACCAGGTGGGCACCCTGAGCGCGAATCTGACCCGCACAAGGCAGGAATCCGCTGGGGTGGAGGAATATATCTGGAGCTCGTCAGGTGATGAACGTGTGCGCGAATGCCACCGTGAACTTGACGGTCAGAAATTCCGTTATGATGACCCGCCGGCCATGTGGTACATGACAAAGCACGGCAAAGTGTACAGCGGGCGGCATTGCAATCCCGGAGAGGACTACCAGTGCCGCTGTGTTGCAAAACCTGTCTTTAACTTCGATAGGCTGAATTCTGTAGCCTTTAAGGAGAAAAAACAATGAAACAGAATACCCCGCCGCTAGTCCTTCGGAGCGAAATGCGAACCGACAGTGTACCTGTCGATGAGCATTACAGCGCCGAGGGATATTTTTATGATAACCCCATTCTGACCCGCACGGGTATCTTCAAGTACACGCTGGAAGATGGCTCGGAGCGTCGAGAATTGCGTAGACCGGAAGATGTGTTTGACCCGGAAAGCCTTGCAAGCTATGAGGGAAAGCCCATCATCATAACCCACGATGCGCGGGTAATCAACAAGGACAATGCCCGCCGGGAGAGAGTGGGCACAATCCTGACCCCCGGACAGCAGGACGGAGAAACCGTCCGAGCAAGAATCGTAATTGATGATCCTGATGCCGTAAAGGCATCGGGTCTGCGGGAACTGTCTGTCGGGTACTATCAGGATCTTATCATGGAACCCGGAGAATGGAATGGAGAGCCGTATGATGCAATCCAGACCAATATCCGTGTGAATCACCTTGCGCTGGTCGCTGTCGCCCGCGCAGGTGATGATGCACACTTGAACATGGACAGCCAAGATAACAATGGAGGTACACCCCCTATGGACGAGAACGAGAAGATGAACAACCCCACGCAGGACGATGATACTACCGTGGAAACCACAAAGCCCACTGCCGATGATGGCGAGGCTCCCAGTGCTCCTGCGGCGGCTCCTGCCCTTGACCCGGCAGGCCTTGAAGCAGCACTCAAAGCCTATATCGCGGCCACCAACGGTGCTACCGCTGACGATGAAAACGACCCGGCGGCTGGTGACACCACTGATAAGCCCACCAAGGACGAGGGCGAAGGTGACGACCCTGCGAAGCCGGACGTGCTGGCAGACATTACCGCCCGCCGTGATGCTATGGAAGATGGCCCGGCCAAGGCGGACATCAACACCCTGCTGTCTATGCTGGATGCCGCAAATGCCCGCGCTGATGCTGCAGAAGACGACACCAAGCCTACCGAAGATGAGGATGATACCTCGGACGATTCCAGCAACCAGCTGAACCATGACAGCGCCGCATCCATTGCCGCGCAGGTCAGCCAGCGTGTGGAACTGTGTCGGCTGGGCGATAAGCTGCATCTGGATGGCATGGAATCCATGCCGGTAATGCAGGCAAAGAAAAAGGTCGTTCATGCCGTTATTCCGGGTATGCGTCTGGATGGCAAGAGCAAAGCCTACATCAACGCGGCTTTTGATATCGCAAAGGGTAAAATCAATGGTCGCAAGACTGTGGCAGACCAGCGTCGTCAGGTGTTCAATGCTGATTCCGCAAATGCGGCAGTCCGCAATGTGGGCAAGAAGAACAACCCTGACGAGGCCCGCGATCGTATGATCCAGCGTCATGCTGGCGAGAAGGAGGACTAAGCTATGAGCAATATGGCAGTACAGATGAACTACGGCGAGCCTAGCCGCGGTATGCCCGGCCTGCTTTATGACCGTGCGAATTACGATGCAGTCACCCGCCGGAACAGCGCAGAGGATGGCAAGCTGTTCTTTGGCTGCGGCGTTGTGCAGGGTGCGGAGCCCGGCAAGGACATCACCCTTCCTGCAACCGGCGCGACCGCCGAGAAGTTCGAGGGCGTTGTGATGTACAGCGCCAATACGGAGATGGACGATGATGGTGCTGTGCTCCTGCACAAAGGCCAGATTCTGGATGTCTGCCAGACCGGCAAGATGTGGGTGCAGCTGGCCGATCAGGCGGAACCTGCTTACGGTCAGCCGGTTTATCTTGTGATTACCGGCGACGATGCAGGCAAGTTCACCCCGACCAAGGGCACCAATCTGGCGGTTAAGGCCCGCTTCATCGGTGCGGCCCAGAACGGCATTGCACCCGCCCAGTTCGCAGAGCAGATCTAAGGAGGTTCAATATGGCTAAGTACAATCCTTTCGACCCCGCCAACGGTTACAGCGAGGAAGACCGCCTTGCCTTGAACGGCAAGTGTGCCTCCCTGATTAACCAGGCATATAAGAACCCGTTCCCCGGCACGAAGATTCGTCTGGATGGAGCCGACAATGCAGGCATCTTCTTCGCCAAGCAGCTGGCGCATGTCAAGACCAAGGCGTACGATAAGGACTTCCCGGAACTGTCCGGCCTGAAGATCTTCCCTCAGACCAGCGAAACCGATGAGGGAGCTGCGTATATCGAATACTACAGCTATGAGCCGGTTGGCTTTGCTGATGTTATCGCCAACTACGCCAGCGACCTGCCCCGTGTCGATGTGAAGGGCACTCCCCATCGTGCGGAAATTGTCAACATCGGCGACAGCTACGGCTACAACGTGCAGGAACTGCGTGCCTGCCGCCGCAATGCGGTGCTGGGTGTTATGAAGTCTCTGGACTCTGCGCGTGCTGAAGCGGCCCGCCGAGTGTACGATGTCAAGGTGAATCACCTGATTTGGCACGGCGACGAGAAGACGGGAATCATCGGCGTTCTGTCCTCCGGCAATAACATCCCCATCTATACACTGCAGA